TGCTGATTGTTTAATTATAGATATAATTAATTTTTCAGGAACATTATATGGTATTTGACCAAATCCTGTTATTTGATCTGATACTGAATTAATAAATTCTCTATCAGCTTCAACTAATGATAATTCTTTATTTACACTTATTGCCATTTTTATTTATGTTTTTATTTATATATATACTTGAAAAGGATTGAAGAAATTTCTCTCAACAATCCCAAATAATTAAATATGTTTTATTATTTAACTTCTATTTTTTTATTAATTTCTTCAAAAACTTTATCTGCTATTGATTCTCTTTTTAAAATTAATTTACTTATAATTGTTGAACCTATTAAACCCATAATAATACCAACAACATATAAAACCGGTTGTGATGTATTAAAAGCTAAACAAACAAACATTCCTAAAATTATTGAAATTGTTGTATATAAAAATTGTTGTAAATACCATTTAAATGTTTGTAATATTCTTTTTGGTGATAACCAATCAATAACTAATGTTAATACAAATACAAATGAGCCTAAAACATAAACCATTACAGTTGTGAAACTAAAAATCAGTTTAAAATTTATTAATATTGTTTCCATTATTGTTAATTTAAAGTTGACATAAAATTAGATAAATATCTTTTTGCTATAAAAATACAAACATATATCGATAATAATAAAAAATTAAAATATGATATTGAAAAAACTACAATTAATAATAATAATAAACCAATAATAATTCCAAATATTTCAATAAATGTAAATAAAAATAAATTTTCTGATAAATAATTTTTAGTTATTTTAAAAACAAATTTATTAAATTTATATTCATCTAATTTACAAATATATGTTTTATTTTCATTTAAATGTGATTCTTTCAAATATTTCAAATAACCTAAACTTAATTTATTTGATTTATACATTTCAAACATTATATACAAATTAATCAATATTGAAATATAATAAAAATTTTCAGGTATATAATCATGCAAAATATAATGAAAAGTATGTAATTGTAATATTCCCAAAAATATTAATTTTGTTAATAAAATAATCAATACTTTTGGTACTATTAAAGTATGTTCTTTAAATTCGCCAACAACATAAATAATAGATGCAATATTATATAATGTGAATAAAGTTGGTACAATTATTGCTGTGACATAATAAAAGAGTTCCTTTTCCATAAAATTAAATTAATAAATGGTTATTTTATATTATAATAAATTATTACTTATCTATAATTGTTGTATCTTTTAATTCTTCTGATAGATCAATTCCAGAAAGTTTTTTAACAATTTTGGTAACAATATTGTTGAAATTATTTCCAATAACTAAAAACATTTTGGCAATATGTTCAGATAATGTTGTAACAACTAAACCTAAACAAAAAGCCATAATATTATTAAGTTCGGTAAAAAATAATACAATCATTGTAGATATTGTGAAAATTATCATTGTTGATAAATACAATATCTTTCCAATTTTTGTTAATTTAAACCCATTAGCTATTTTACGAAAGTATTGTAAAAAACCTATTATAAGTAAAATTAATGTAAATATGAAAAATTGATTTTTACGTTGTTCCATGTCCATAACTTTTTCCAATTTTTTAAAATAAATTCAATATAATATTAAATATTGAAATTATAATTATTTGTAAGTTGTAAGTGTAATAAATTTTCTAACTTTATGGATCATTTCATCAACTAAAGCAGATAAACTACAAAATTCAATATTTTTAATCAGTAATATTTTATTTTCCATTAATAATGCAAGTAATTCATTTAAAGCACTTATTGTTGTCTGAGAATAATTTAATTCAGGAATAAATTCACCTTGATTAAATTTTTTAAAAAATGTAAAACCTTCTTCAGCAAAATTATCTTGAAAATTTATAATACTATCCATAATTTCATCACATAATACATGTTCTGATTTTAATTTTGCATTCCAATGCAATTCACGAAATTTTGTTTTAAATCCTTCAAGATAACAAATTAATAATAAAAAATCTGATTTATTCATAGCATTGAATTATTTAATGTTTGTTAATTTATATATTAATTATATTTATTTTTAATTTTCATCAATTAAATCCCAATCTTCTGTATCAAGTGACCAAATTTTTGAATCAACAAATGTTATTTCTTCTGTTCTTGTTTGATTTTCTTCTGTTATTAATTTATCAGATATTGATATTAATTCTAATAAACCAATAGTAACCAATATTGTTAATCCTTCTTCATTTTTTGTTTTTCCAAAAACAATATAATCAAAAACATTTGTTTCACAAAAATTTATTTCTTCTTTTAAAATTGATGAATTTATCATTTCAGAAACATAATCTGTTATATCTATTTCTATAACTTTAATAAAAAATTCTAATTTATTTTTAGATGTTATTTTTAAGGATTTTAATGATTTATATTCAACCATTCCTGTATTAATTGCATTAATTATGAATTTTAATGACTTATCTGAAAAAATTTTTTCCATATTATTTATTTTTAATTATTTTTGAATAACCATTTAACATTAATGAAAAACTATCTACTAAATCATTAATTAAATGTACTGAATTTTCATCAGTAGATGGTAATAAAATATTACCATTATAATTATTGAAAAAACATTTAACCATTAATGTTTTATCAGCTTTTCCATTTTGAGTAAAAAATAATTTATTTGAACTTGGTGTTGGTGTATATAATTTGAATTTAATTTTTAATTCTAAACAAAGACGAATAGATATTTCTCTAACATATCCTTGTAAAGTTATTAAACCACCAACAGTTTTTAATTGACTTGAACCTGAAAATGTTGGCATAATATAATTTTCAATTGAAAAAATAACTTCATCAGGATTAAATTTATTTAATGAATCAGAAATAATTATTCCAATTTTTTTACTACACATTAATGCTTTAATAGTTGATTCACATTGTTGAATATTATTTTTATCCGACATATCAATAATTAAATCTTTTATTTGTAAATTTGCTGGTAATCTATATGTAAGTATATTTACGTTTTTTATTTGTTGTGGTGTATATTTTTTTGATGTTTTATTTGAATTTTCATCAAAAATAACTTTATGAAATTGTATTGTTTTACCAACATAATCTTCTAAATATGCAATTGTTATGCCTGTTGAACTAAATGAAAGATCAAGTCCAATTATTAATGATTTAATCATTTTATTATTATATAGTTATTATTAATTATTCATCAATTAATTCAACTGTTTGTCCAGCAAGTTCATGTGTACAATCAGTTAAAAATTCTATTTTTCCGTCAGTTATATATGAATGACAAATCATTTTTTTACGTGTTTCTTCAATTGGTTGTTTTGTTTCTTCATTCCATTTACAATATATCCATTCAACTTTTATTGATGGAGAAAAAGTTGGTTTTTCAAAATTTCCATTAAAAGACCATGTTGGCCCTGTATATCCTTCTTTTTTTATCCAAACACCATGATGACATTTACAACCAGGACAATAAAAAGAATAATCAGAAACACCAATACGTAAATCAGAATTTATTATTAATTTCATATCAATAAATTATTTTATTAAAACTTGAAAATAATGATTTTTTAAATATATTATAATTTATTGAATCTATTATAAAATCACATGAAATATCATAACATATATTATCATCAATTCGATATTTTAATGTTAAATCAGTTGTTTCAAATAAAATATCATTTGTAAATGAATTTATTATTTTCCAATTAATATCTTGTTCATTAATAACATATTTATTATCTAATTCACATACAAAAATATCACCTAATTTAAGATTATAACAAGCATCAGGATTTTCATCAGAAATTTTTATTAAACGTGGAAAAATTGATTTAACAACAGGAAAAGTTATAGATGAAGCAGGAATTGTTTCTGAATTAGAAATAATATCATAAACATTTGTTTCATCAAAATCATATGAACAAACAGCTCCAATATTTCCATTAAAATCAGTACCAATTAAGTCTCCATTACTATAATGAATAACAGCTAAATTTTCAGTTGTATATATTTTACCCAATATATTTGTTGTACCATAAATATTTCCATCAATATCTGTAACTGTATCTCCTTCAACCCATGAACTTGAATCTTTCATCACTAATCTTACTGAACTTGCACTTTTAACATATTCTGAAAGTACTAAACCATTAGAATTCATCTTATTTGATAAGTTATAAACTCTACCACATGGATATGATTCACCATTAACATTTATGTATGTTAAATTAGGATTACTAAGACCTGTATTTATTCCATCTCTAATCCAAAAATTACAAGCTGTTTTAATACCGAAAAATCCTGTTGGATATACTGGTATTCCATTTATATCAAGTATATAATCATTTTTAAAATGCCCTCCAGGTAATAAATTAAGTGAATATTTACTATTTCCTGGATTATCTGTATATGTCCAATGTTCTGTTCCAACTTCTCTTAAAGCACATCCATCTTCTGGAATTGTTGTAACTAATAACCAAATATTGGCAATATCCCAACCAATAGGAGCTATGTCTCTTATATCATCAATAGCAAACCAATTATATAATCTACCATATTTTGATACTTTTTTATCTATTCCAATTGATTGTTCAGGAATTTCAATTGTTTTAATATATCCTGTTAATGATTTATACGTATTGAAAATAGGAAATAATTCTGATTTTATTTCGAATAATGGAAAATCATAATTAACAGGAATTTTATTTTCAAATGATTCAATAGTTGTGTTTAATATATCATAAATACTTTGAAAACTATTATCTAATTTATTAACTAAAACAAAATCAAATGTTAATTTATTTAAATCAATACCAACTTCAGTTGTTGTTATGAAGTAATATGGAGTTTTAAAATCCTGTAATATATTGTTTTCATCTCTATCGTAAATATCTAATAACATTATATAAAGACAATCAAATATTTTATTATAATTTGATATTTCTGAATAATTTATTATTATATATTCATTTATATTTGGATCAAAAATTCTTAATTTTAATTCATAATTATCATCATATTTAAAACATAAAATTGATAACCAATTATCTGTTAATTCTAATGGTATTTTTTCTGAAATATCATCTAATATTAAATTATCATTTAAACTTGGTAAAACATATGTTTTATTATCTGTTAACCATTTTAAAATTTGTTGATTATTTGAATCAACATTAAAATATTGTGATAAATCGTTTGGAATTAATTCAATTGGTAAAACATAATTTGTTAAAACATTTGTAATAACTTTATCAATAACGATTTCATAAACATTTGATTCATCATTATTATATGAACAAACTGCGCCTATTGTTCCATTAAAATCTGAAAGTATTAATGAACCATCATTATAATGTAATGTTGCTGCGTTTTCTTGTGACCATACTTGTGTTCCAATTGTTACAGCATGATAAATATTTCCATCAATATCTGTGAAATTTCCATCATTTATTGAATTATTTTTTATATAACGAACAGGACTTCCAAATGAAGGGTTATAACTGGTAAATGACACTTTATTATTATAAGATCTTATAGCAAAAGCACTTCCCATATCATCAGAAACTAAGTAATTACAAGTGTCTTTGATATTGGTGAAGGATCCATTATAAACACCTGCACCAACTGCATTAAAATTAGTATTATTAGTTACTAAATCAATATAATCACTGGTATTCCAATATTCAATTCCTATGGTTTTTATTTTTTCACCTCCATTTACATCAGATCCTGTAAAAGTATAGTCACCACTTATGAATATTGTTAGGTTTATCCAATCTTGTATTGAAGGAATATGCCATCCTTCAGGAGCAATACATCTTGGATCAGTTGCAGCATACCAATTATACAATCTACCGTATTTGCTTTTTTTAATTTCTATTTCATTTATTTTTTTAACTCCTGTCATAAATGATGGAGAATCAATTATATCTAAATCATTTAATGAATCTTGTATTTTAAAACTTGTAAATGATTCAATATCAATTCTTTGAATATCAATATTTACATTGAAATCATAAAAATATTTTTCAATATTATTATAACAATCTGTTACTTTAATAGAAATTAAATATTCAGATGTTTTTTTAAGTACAATAACTTTAGATAACAATGTTTGTATGAATATTTTATCGTATATTAATATGTTTTGTGAATCTAATTTATCTATTATTTCAATTTCAATATAAGTATTTGGTGAATTTATATCTATGTGTAAAATATTTCCAAATAATTTTTCAACTTTAGTTATATCTATATCTGTTGGTATAACATCATCAAATATTTCATAATCAATGTTATATGTATTTGTATTTATTTTTGAATTTAAATCTTCCAAATATGATTTAACTTCTGTTTTAAATAAATTATTTGTATTTTGAATACAATTAGAAATAATCTTTGAATAATTTATTGAATCAACATAATTTAAAATATCTATTTTTATATTTTTCCTAAAACCATACACATCATTTTCAAAAATCATATTCATGTTTGAAGTAATACTTTGTTCATATGGTATATTACTTGAATAAGTTAAACCAAAAAATGTTATATCTTGTTCATCTGATGTGAAATATGTGTTTGCTAATGAAATAGCATATAATAAATGATTTTTAAAACTATCTAAAGCATCTATTTTTGTTTTTCTTATTGGTAAATTATTTGAATCATATTTTACTTCTGATTCCCAATTATCATATAATACATGATAATTTCCTGTTTTTATATCAGTTTCTTTGTTAGGATTTATATTTAATGTATTTGTTGGACGATTTAAAAATTCTTCATATATTGATAAATTTGAATCGTTAAATCCAATAAATTCAAGAAAAGTTTCTATTGATTTTTTTGTTCCTTTATGTTTTAATATATATTTAAAATCAAGAAGCAATCTTTTAATTAATTCTGATTTATTAAATTCATCTGGAATTGCTTTTTCTAATTCAGCAAAATTTGGTAAATGATTATTATAAAGTAAATCTTTATAATGTTCATTTGTTTCATCAATTATATTATCTAAATTTAAAGTAATATTATAAATTGAAATAATATTATCCATTGTTATTTCAATTTCAATAGATGTTTTATTTATTGGCAAATATAAAGTATATCCAAAATTATCTATCAAAGTTTCACCATTTAATGCTTCTTCAGTAGATAATATATTGTTTATTTTTTTTACAGAATAAAGTACACCTATTCCTGATAAAATTCTAACAGAAATATTTTTATATGAATAAAAATAAAAACAATTAGTTTTTGAAATTAATTTTTTTGTAATAATTTGTTTATCAATATTATATAAAATAATTGGAAAATCCATAGTTTTAGTTTTATTCGATGAATACTTTTTCAGATTTTATTGTTTTAGCTGAATCTTTAATACTTGTATTTTTTGCATTTAATGTTTGTTCATCAACTGTTAAAAATGGTAATAAAGCTGCCTTTATTGGTGCTGTAAAAGGTGTGATACAGGCTTTTGATATTAAATTAAATAATTTAAACATTTCAGATATTACGTTTCCTTGATGAATAAGCATTTCTTCAAGTTGATTAACTGTTTTATTTCCAAGTGGTGTTGGTTCTAAATTTTTATTTCCAAGATCTATTCGTGAATCAGTCATAACAATACTATTTGCACCAACAAAATATGATAATTTATCTAATTCAACTTGAATTTTTCCATCACCATTAATAAATTCAATGCCTTTTGATTTAGTATATGTTAATTGAATATTTTGATCATCTATTGTACGTTTAAATATTTCAAGATAATTAGCATAATCAGAATCAGTTAATTTTAAATCTTTTAAATCAGTTTTAGAACCATAAAATCCTGTTGAAAAATTATTTTCAAAAATAATAATAGAAACAACATCATTTTTAATTGGTAAATAATTTTGACCATACCAAGGAAAATACCAAGGTAAATCTTCTATTTTTATTTCATCTGTTAATCCATCAATACTAACCCTAATTCTATTGATTTTTAAATCATCTAAAACATCAACAACTTTTCCAAAAAATATTTGAATATCTCCTATCATTATTTGAATATTTTTATTTATTTTTATTTAAAATCCTATTCTTGTATATATATTGGATTTAATAAGTTGTGTTGTTTTTATTGAATTTTGTGTATTATTTGATGAAACTGTTGTTGAATTATTTTCAATTTTTTGTTCATTATTAATTAATTCAATATTTGATGGTGTTTTTACTAAATATTTATTATATACATCAACAAAATTTTCTGAAAAATTATTCATAACAATATTGTTAATATTACTTACAAAACCATTAATATATTTATCTTCCATATATGTTATACCTAAATCAATTGTATTCTTGGTCATTTTAGCTAATGTTGCTGGATCTGTAATAGTTTCAATTGCTGAACCTATTGCACTATTTGGACCAAAAAAATTATTTGTATATTCTGCTGGTTTTGTTTTTAAATCATTTAATGTATCAATACCAACTTGTTTAAATGATTCACCAGTATTTTGAAAATAATCTGAAAATTTTGCTTTTGTTTTTTCAGAAGCTGTCATATAAGGTTCAGTATTATTACCAGCTAATGTCATTTCTTTATTTAATTCTGTTGGTGACATAATTGACATTCTTTTATTTTCAACAGCAGCAATTGCCAATAAACTAACAAAATCAAATTCACCAAATATATTATTAAAATTACCTTTATATGTTGCAAATCTAAAATTTAATGTCATTGAATTTTTTACTCCTTCATCTGACATTTCATTTGATAATGTTGCAAAGAAATTTTTTCCTGATTCTTCATTATTAATTGAAACACTTTTCAACATTATTAAATGATGATTAAAATCATATTTGTTTGCATTTTCAATAAAATATTTATCAGATAATTTTTTAATAGTTGGAAACATTTTTTTCTGATAATCGTCAGGATTTTTAACACTATTTGTTAACCCATTAAAAAATTGTGTTTCAATACTATCATAAATTGCTAAATTATAATAACCTGAATTAAAAATCAATATGTTTAAATCAAATTTACGTAAATTTGAAGGTATTACTTCAACACAACGAATATCATCAAACCATATATGTCTCCAAGTTGTTAATAAAGATTGACATAACATATCTGAAGTTTCACGAATATTTATTGTTATTTTAGCTTCATCAGTATACATATCACCTGTTTTATGATTAACTATTTCATCGATTCCTTCTATTTCTTGAATTAAAAAATCAAAACCTTTAATAAAAATTTTAAAAACAGCAATCCATTTAACTAACATATTATATCTTTCATTTTCACCTATTCTTTTTAAATAAGCTAATGCTGAATCTTTGTGTTTATATTCATCAGCAAATAAACCTGAAGTTTTATCATAATCAACCATTAATTTAAAATTTAAATTTAATGGATCTGAAAATTTTGACATATATGCTCTCATTTCTGAAGTAATTAAACTTTCAGAACTATCGTCAATAAAACCTGTTACTGATGTTACTTTTTTAGGTATTTTATATAATCCTCTACTATTTGTAGCCATAAATTAAAAATTTTCAATTATTTATAACAAAATATATATACTTATCAAGAAATAAATTTAATTCAATAATTTTTATTTCAAATATAAATAAAATAAAAATAAATCAATATGAATCTTCCAAATTTAAATGAATTAAAATCTGATCAAAGTACTTATATTGCTTTTAGTAAAGCTTTAGTTGATTTTGACAAAGCAATTGCAATAGGAAATCCATGTTATTTCACAAAAATGGTTACTTTAAATTTACCTATATGGTCATATCCTAATTTTTTTATAGATTTATCTGTAATAACTGATTCAGGAATAGCTCCTGATGCATCACCAAATTTAGTTTTTCCAAAAGCTATTCAATATTATATGGAAAATATTATTAGACAAAATACTAATATTGATGAAATTACTGAACTTGCTTTTTGGAAAATGTTAAATAAAATGGGATTAATTGATTATAAATCAACAGTAACTTTTATAAATACAATAGCTTCATCAAATTATACATCAACTGAAAATAATAATGGTTGGAATGAAATTGTTTGTCAAATTCCAAATAAATGTAAATCATTAACATCTGTTTGGAAAACAACAGATATTGTTGATATAATTACAGATATTAAAACAGATATATGTATGTTTGATAATGGTGATAATCAATTTGATTTTGTTGGATTAAAAGATGTTATTGATTTTGATAATTGTATATATAATGAAATTGAAATTAAAGATTTTTCATTCAATATTATGTTATTATTTTATACTGATGAAACAGGAATAAATAAATTACATGGAATAAATTTCATATATCCTTTTGAAGAATTATCAGTAACAGAAAAAAAATTACAAACTTTCATACAAAAAACAAATTCAAATAATACAATTGGTTATCAATTTAAATTTAATCAAAAATCATGTAATAATGAAGCAACACAAATTGCTGTTTATGCACAAGATGACCATACTCATTATAATTCATTTTTAGATACTTTATCTAAATTGAATTCATTTCTTGAAGTAAAAATTAGAGAAACACCAACACAAATTTCATAACAATATGACTACTGACATACAATATATTGATTTATATTTACATGGTTCAAATAAAGAAGATTCAATTTTAACAGAAGATTTAGAATTATTTTTTCAAGAAATTGAATTAGCTGTTCAAATTGCTCCAAATGAAATATGGAGTATTGCTGAATCAATAAATTTAAATCGTTATTTATTCAATCAATATATAACTATTACACAAATTAAAAATGAAATATCCAATTATGTTTCGAAAAATTGTCAACATGCATCTTATTTTAATTATTCTATTTCAATAGAAAATTTAGATAATTTAAATAATAAGGATTTAATATATATAGTATTTAATGTTGATGCAAAAGATCAAAATGGAAATAATCAACTATATAGACAAAAATTTTTAATTGGAAATTAAAAACATACTTATAATTAATATTTATTATGGATAGAATATCGGTAATTTTAAAAAAATATATTTCAGAAAGAATTCCTCAAAAATCTACAAATATATTTTGGCAAATGTTCAATGGGATTGAAGCTATGTTTGTTAATTTAGAATATAGATTAGATATATCTAAAAGAGAACGAAATATATTGACAGCACAAAATTTAGCTTCATTAAGAAATTTATCTGCACAAAATGGATTTGAACCAAAATTGAAAGTTCCTGCTAAAGGATTACTTTCAATTAAAATTAATCCAAAATTATTCAATAGATGTGGGTATCCATTATTTTTACCACCATATTCTATTTTTACAGATAAATTAACGAAATTAAATTATTATTATAATTCAGATAAAAGTTTTTTATTATCAAATAATAATTTAACTATTCCTGTTATTGAAGGTGAAGTTAAAACAAAAACAGTATTAAGTACAGGAAATTTTATTGAAAAATTTTATTTGTCTGAAGAAAATATTGCTGAAAATTCAATATCTGTTGAAGTTAATGGTTATTATTTTACTGAACTTAAGTCATTTTATGATAATAGTAGTGCAAATATCATTGAAGATAAACAATTCATTGTTAAGTTTTCAAATGATATGCAAAATCCAATAATTATATATATTAAAGGATTATTATTAAATGATACTATTAATATTGTTTATAGATTAACATCAGGTGAATTTGGAAATATTGATAGTAAACATGATTTTGAAACACAAAATATAATAAATAATATTGGTAATATTATTGATGTTGATGAAACAGAAATTTCAATTCAAAATTTATCTGGTTTTGAATTTGGTTCAAATGGAACTGATGAAAATTCTTTAAGAGCAAGTATTGGATATAATCATGGTAAAAATTTATTATTTGATAACACAAGTTATTCAAATTTTTTAATGAAATATTCAACATTATTGATTCAAAATATAATTAATTCCCCATTAGAAAAATCAATAAATAATATATATTTATTGAAAAAACAATGTGTTAATAATGAAACAAATAATAAAAAAGATTTTATTTCACAATATAAAAACATTATTGATACAAAAGCATATTTCTTATCAAATGTTGAAAAATTAAGTTTAAATAAAATTATTGATGAATTTGAATTTAGTTTGAGTTCACACAATATATTTAATGGTAAAATTTGTAATTTTGCATTTCAAATTTCAATGGAAAATCAAAATGATGTTATTAAATATGGTGATAATATTCAAGAATTAATATATACTGAATTTGCAAAATTCTTATACATTAAAAATAATATTTTAAATATTGAAAATATTTTTGAAAATTTCATGATAACAAATAATATTAAATTTGATTATATGATTTTTAATGAAATAATTGAAAATAATAAAATTAATCAAAAAATTGATTTAGTAACTCCATATGTTATAAAACATGATGAATATTTACCAATATTGAAAGGTAATTTTTCTATTTGTGATTCAAATTTTAATTCAATTGATTTATTTTTTGATATAAATATGGTTTCAAAATAATTAAAAATGGCTATAAATATATCAGATAAACAATCAAAACAAATTGATTTTCTGATTCAACAAAATATAACAGAAGTTGGATTAGGATATAGAGGTTTGATTGCTAAAAATGATGGTTTTTATCAAAGGTATGACGGAATATCAAGTAAATTGCTTGATATAAATGATTTCACATATGCTCCTATAAAGAAAATCATAACAAATAATGATTTTTTCTTGAGTATTGACATACAGAAAAATATAATAAATACTATTTCAATAGATAGTATAGAAACATTTTTTAAAAATAAATATTCTGAACAAGTAATTCAATTAGTTTTACTTGGTGAAGTAAATAATATTAATAAAATATTTTCAACTCCTTTTCCTTATATTAGTGGCACTATTTCGATTTTTTGGAATGGTATAAAAGAAAGAAATTTTAAAGAAATATCTGATACTGAAATAGAATTAGAAAAACCACCATTATGTAATGGTTTTTTAGATTGTATTGAGGCAATTTTCACGAGTAAATAATTATTATTATAAATTGATATGAAAAAAAAATTATTAAATTATGGCCATTCAAACTGTAATTCGTTCAAGTACTCAATTATATATTGATGCTAATTTAGATTTTCGTAATAAACAAATAATAAATTTAGCTCCTGGTGTTTTATCCAGTGATGGTGTGAATTTATTACAAGTACAAGGATTAATTTCCACAGCTGTATCTGGTATAGGTAGTTCAATACATGTTCCAGTACAAAATGTTACAGCTGCTGTTGCTGTAATTGCAACAGATAGACAAGATAAGATGATTATGCTTATCGAAGATTTTGGATTATATCACTTTGACTCACAAAGTACGGTAACATCCAATAATGCTGCCAGTAATCCAACCGTAATTCGACCTACTGATATAGCAACAGATGCTGGTGCTGGTAGATGGATAAAAATGACATCAGTATTAACTGATCACAATTCATTAAGTTCATTACAAGGTGGTAATGGTACTACTGAATTTTATCACTTAACAAATACAGAATATGTTGGTACTGGTAGTGGTACATTTGTTAGACAAACTTCACCTACTTTTATTACTCCAATATTAGGTATTGCTTCAGCAACTTCAATAAATGGATTAATATTAACTGCATCAACAGGAACTTTTACATTAGGAAATACAAAAACTTTTACAGTAAATAATAATATAACATTATCTGGTAATGACGTTGGAGTTTCTTTCGTTATGCCGGCAATTAATGGAACACTTGCTTTAAATAATCAAACATTTACTTTAGGTTCAACTTCAATTGCTATTAATGGTTCAGTATCGGCTATTTTAGGAATGACTGGTGTTGGATTTACAAATAGTACATTTAATGCAAATATAATTTCAGGAACATTAGCAAGTAATATCATATTGACATTACCAACAACAACAGGTACATTAATAAGTACTGGTAGTATAGGTATTATTACAAGTTCAATGATATTGGATGGTACAATAGTTGATGCCGATATTAATGCAACAGCAAATATTGCAATAACTAAATTACAATATCATACAATATCTGGTCATGATTTAGGTACTGCATTATCATTGTTAACTATAGGTTCAAATTTAACAGGAACTAATTATGATGGTTCTGTAATAAGTACTATTGATGTTGATTTAACAAAAATTGCTGGATTAACTAATGTGTTGACAATGACAAATAAAACATTGACAACTCCAACATTGACAACTCCAATAATAAATGGAACAGCAAGTGGAACAGGTGTCAGTGTTGTATCAAATGTAAACACATTACTGTTACGTGATGCTAATGGTAATGGTTTTATTGACAACTTAATTGAAGGTTATTCAACAACAGTAACAGTTGCAGCTGCTACTACAACATTAACAGCTGCAAGTGGATATTTACAATTCTTTACAGGAACATTATCACAATCTGTTGTATTACCTGTTACTTCAACATTGTCATTAGGATTACAATATAGAATTTGTAATAATAATACTGGCACAAGTGGAATAATTACTGTTAAATCTTCTGATGGTTCATCTGTTGTTGCGATTTTATATCCTGGAAGTGATGTCTTAGTTACTTGCATACTTGCTTCAGGAACAACTAATTTATCATGGGATGCAAGATATTTAGGTGTAAATGTTACACAAGGTAAAATATTGAACATTAATAATACAATGACAATATTAGGTACTGATGGTGCAAGTTTAAACATTGGTTCAGGTGGTACTTTAGCATCAGGTGCATATGCAAATATTTCAAATTATGCAACATTAGCACAAACTATGTATATTGGTACAACTGTATTTGCTATTAATCGTGCAAGTAATCCAATAGCATTAACAGGAATTACAAGTATTGATGGTTTAGCTGCAAAAGCAACAATATTAGCAACAACAAGAGCAATCAATGGAGTTAACTTTGATGGTTCAGCAGCAATAACTATTACAGCAAATACAACAAATGCATTAACAGCTGGAACAGGATTATCAAGTACTGGAACATTTAATGGTTCAACAGCAACAACATTTAGTTTAGATACTGCTTATTTAGGAAATACATATGCTTCTTTACCAGGAAGTCGTAGGATTTATCGTATGAGTCCTACAACTGGAACTGTAAATGGTTCAAATACAATATTTACATTTAATCCAACAATAGTTGCACAAGTAATTGCTGGTTCAGAAGAAATATTTGTAAATGGTCAATTATGGAATGCTGGTGGAACAAATGATTATACTGTAACTTATTCAAATACAACACCTTTTACAATGACAGTAACATTTTTAACAGCACTTTCAAATACACCATTTGTTGATATTTTATTGGCAAATTTTTCTGTATAAAAATAAATATACTGAACATAATATATATAATTACAAATAAATAATAATGGCTAAAACACAACAAAAAGGTACAAGTATTGGTGATGGTACTATAACGGAAGTTGATATTAACATATCAGGTGCAACAGTAAAATCACCACTATTAGGTAGTGATTATTTATTTATTCGTGATTCTGTATTAAATACTACTCAACAAATATTAGTAAGTACTTTAGATGATTATTATGCATCTAAGTACTTTCCAAGTGCTGATAATATGTCATATGCTGTTTCTGCTGGTAGTTATTCATTTGTACCAACAACAGCATATGGTCGTAGTTTATTAGGTGCTGTTAGTGGTACTATGTTTACTGGTTTAAATGCTGATACCGTTGATGGTTTTCAGCATAATCAAAGTTTACTGACAACTGCTACACCAACTTTTGCCGGTTTAAATGTTGGTACAGTAGGTAAAATAGCAACATTTGGAGATGCAACAATAACTTCTAAATGGATATCAATTAGAAATGCAGATACTACAGGAATTGCTATTGGTTTATTACAAACAACAACCCTTGGAGGTTTAGATGGTATTGGTTTAATAAGAACAGGTTCAAGTAAAGGTTTTGGTATCAGTGTCAATAATCTAACAGCTTTTAATTTAGTTACAACAGTAGATTTTTCAATAAATTATCAAACAAAATATGTAACCATAAATTCTGCTGTTGCAACATCTTCAGTTGGAACAGGAGCTTTAGTGGTTGGTGGTGGTGTTGGTATCAATGGTGGTATAACATTAAATGGAACAATTGTTGGAGCAACTACAATTACAGGAACTTCATTTAATGGAATAACAGGATTAACAACAGTTATATTACCATTAGCACCAGCAAGTACAGCAGTAGTAGGTACAGCAACACTTGTTTCCAGACAAGATCATAGACACCCATTACAAACTGGATATGCTATAACTACAACAACAACAGGTATTTCAATAACAAATGGTGCCGGAGCTTCATTGGTTACAGGAACAGCAATTAACATAGGTTATGCAAGTACAAATGTTACTGGATTATTAACAGCAACTGATTGGAATACTTTTAACAATAAAGGTACTTTTCCAGGTTTTGGTACATTGGATACTACAAATGAAGATGGTACTTTAATACAAGATATTGGTGAATCATTTGGTGGTACAATTATGTTACATATGGTTTCAAAAACCGGAAATTATAACGATTTAGTAGGTAAACCTACATCTTTATCACAATTTACGAACAATTTAGGAAATTATGGTGGATTCTTAACATCAGAAACTGATACATTAAATACTGTTACAAGTAGAGGAAATTATACTACAGGTAAAATGTTTGTTAATGCAACTTTAGGAACTGTACCAGGAATTTCATTAGCTATTGGTGATACTGATACAGGATTTAACTGGATTGCTGATGGAAACATTGAGTATTGGAAAAACAGTGCAAAAATGTACAGTATGGATGCAGTTTGGCATTCAGGAAATTTTAATCCAAATGGTAAATTAGATTGGAGAACATTTGGAACAGCAGCAAATTATAATACAGGTGATTTTTTATATTACTGTGGAAATTTATCATCAAATGTAAATGCAGATACTGTTGGTAATGGTATGTGGCTTAATACAGTTGGAAATGGAACAGGAAATTCAGGATTTGCAAATCAATATGGTGCATTTATAGGATTCGATAATGGATTTGGAGGTTTTCAATTTGATATTAGTAATGATAATGTTATGAAAACCAGAAGTAAATGGAATAGTTCTTGGTCAGCTTGGCAAACAAGTTATAATTCAGGCAATCTTACAAATACTTTAACTACAAACTATTTACCTAAATGGAATGGTAGTAGTTTAGTTAATTCATTGATAATGGATGATGGTACAAATGTTATTATAAAGAATGGTACAAGTATTCACTTTAATGCAGTCGGTGATGGAATATTTTTAAGTAGGTCTAATATTGGAGCAGAAAGTGTATTAGTATCAGATGGTTCATATAACATACTGTTAGGAGCAGGTGCAGATTGGAATAAAATTATTACTAATAAGATATTTAATATTACCAATACTACTGCGTCAAATTCTGTCACAACAGGTGCTTTAGTTGTTAACGGTGGTGTTGGTATTGGTGGGAGTGTTAATGTAAGTGGAAACATTACAGCAAATGTTTTTAATGGTTCTGGTGTTGGATTAACAACATTACCAGTAACAATTGATACCGCTGCAAATTCAACTTATGGTGGTATATTAAGACTTGGTGGTGATAGTCTTGCATCTGGGGTTAGTACTATAGCATCAGTTATGACAACTAATGGAAATTTACATTTAGATGCCGGTACTGGTAATAAAATATACCTTAATTTTTATCAAGGTGCTGGTATTAATTTTGGTAATGGTGCATCGGCAATTGTTATGACTATAGATACTAATGGTTCAATAGGAACATCAGGTAATGTGAGTGCATTGGGATTTTATGGTGATGGTACTAATTTAACTGGAAGAGCTATGTCATTTACTACAGCTTCATCATATAACATGTATCAAGGAATATCAGTTACTGATCGTGATCCGAATACATTTTTTACTGAAACACAACCAGGTTCAAGATCATATGCTGAAGGTGCAAATGCAACACCTAATGGTGCTGGAGGTTCATGGTGGTTTTATGAAAACATTAGACATACAAATGCTTCAAATATATGGGGTAAACAATATGCTCATGGTTGGGAAGATAATGCAAATAGATTAAAAGTTAGGAATGTATCATCAGGTACTTGGGGTGGTTGGGTTGAATTTATAACAACAGCAAACATAGGGACTCAAAATTGTTTAAATATCATAGGACCAGCACATACAAATGGAAACGATGGTTGGTTTAGATCAGATGGTGACTGTGGTTGGTATAGTCAAAATTATAATGTTGGAATTTATGCAACAGAAACAGGAAATGTAAGAACTTATAATAATGCCAATTTTATTGCAAGTGATATAACTGCACAAGGTGGTATTAAAATGATTACACACCGAACAACTGAAACAACAGGTTTAGGTAATGCCATAATGTTCACAAATAATATAACTGTTTATGGTATAAATGATATAGCAAGTATTAGATTAAACACAGAATCTATGAATGGTTCAGAAAGTGGTGGATTAACTTTCAATACTAAACCTAATATAAATTCAACAAGTTTAGTTGAAGCTATGAGATTAGCAGCGAATGGTAATGTTATTATAGGAACTACAAATGATCGTGTAGGTAAACTACAAGTTCAAGGTGATACTTTTCATGTTTATTCTTTAAATAATCCTGATAGTGTTACAAATGCAAGACAAATTGTAATTGGTGAAGCATCAGCAAATACAGTTTATGATTTATCATTAGGTTATTTTAGTGATGGAACTGGTTGGAAAGGATCAATTCAAGTTGTTGCTGGTGGTGTACCAGCCACTTTAGTTATTAATGGAAATGGTGGTAGTGTATTAATTGGTCAAACTAATGGCAGTAATAGTTCAAAATTACAAGTTAATGGAACTATTAATGCTGTTGGATATTCAACTTCATGGTCTGGAACTAATAGTGTTAATACAGGTGGTTTTAATACAATTATGGGAATTGGTGCATCAGCAACTTGGTTATTATCCGGAACATCAAGTGGAACATTTAGATATGGTATTCAAGGATTAGATAGTGGTGGTGCATTAAAAATTTATGTTGGAACAGCAAATGTTTCAATAGATTCAATTGCCAACATAACTGCAAATAACTTCATATTAGGGTCTGATAGACGAATTAAAACAAATATAGAACCAATTAATATAACAAATCTTGACATTAATTATAAGGAATTTGAAATGTTATCAAATGTTGGCGAAAAACGTTATGGTGTTATTGCTCAAGAATTACGTGAAATTGCACCTGAATTAGTAATGGAAGATAAACAAGGTATGTTATCAGTAAAATATGTTGACTTACTAATAAGAGAAGTTGCAAGTTTGAAAAATAGAATTAAAGAATTGGAGGATAAATAATGTCAGTACCAACAGGAAATATAGGTTTATCAAATGTTACTAATGAAATTTACGGTGATTATTGGAACACCAGGAATTTAAGACAATGTTTTATTGATGCTACGGGAACATTTGATCCAGTATACCAAGGTTCTAAGGATTCATTATCAAATTTTCAGAATTATAATCATGCTCTATTACCTTTAGTATATGATTATGATGGAAATCCTTATCAACCAATTAGAATTGGAACACAAATATGGCTTAATAGTTGTTTCAAATGTACACATTTGAATAATGGTACAGTTATTAATTCTTGTAGTACAGCATTACAATTGTATAATTATGCCGTTGCAAATACAGCTGCATATTATAATTATGCTTCTAATGATAGATATTATAATAAGATAGCTATTATGAATGCTAATTTTGCAATAAGTGGTTGGCATGTACCAACATACACTGATTTAAATACTTTAGGTGCATATCTTGGTGGTGGTAATGTTGCTGGAGGACATTTAAAGAAAACAGGCACAACACGATGGAGTAGTAATGTTGGTGCAGATAATTCAACCGGATTTAATGGTGAACCGAGTGGTTATTCTGGACAAAATGCAATTTATGAAGCAGCAACAAGAATGTATTTTTGGACAACTACACAACATGATATTGGTGGTGGAACAATGGCATGGTATATGGCTACTTTATATGCAGAAGCAGCTAATCTTGGTGCAACAGATAATTTAGGATGGAATGGATTACCAGTAAGACTAATAAAAAATTAACAAACACTTTTTAAAAACAAATTAATATTATGGCATTAACAAAAAGAATTGACTTCAAAAATGGAGTAGTAACTGAAGCAGCTTACATGGAAGTAAGTAATATTGCTATGGATTTTATCAATAAAACTGTATCATTTTCACTGAAGACTTGGCTTAATCAAGCTGTTATGGAACAAGGGTTATTGACAATTATTCCTGATCAGATGTTTAACATCGGAAATTCAAACATGTATGTGAATAATGGAATGCCTTCTCCAATTCCTGCTGACAGTACACTGTTTGACACTTATTTTAACAATGGTACATCACAAGCTGATGCTGAATCTTATCTTAAGACTTTACCAGCTTTTGCAGATTGTGTTGATGTAATTTAAATTATTTATTATGGCTAAATTAATTATTGCTATTAATCTGACATTTAAAGAAGAAGGACTTTGGTCAGATGGAAAAGGTAAAAATGCAAATGATTCAGGAGGAAGAACTTATAAAGGAATTGCAGAAAATGCTAATAAAGATTGGGGAGGTTGGATTATTATTAATAAACATTTGAAAGATAAAAACTTTCCACAATGTTTGGAAGATATTCCTGAATTACAAATCCTTACAGAAACTCGTTATAGGGTAAAATATTGGAATCCTTTTTGGGGTGATAAAATATTGAATCAAAATACTGCAAATAATTTATTTGATACTTCTGTTAATTTTGGAGCTTCTGTAGCTATTAAAATGATGCAACAAGCTGTTAAATTAAAATCAACAGGTATTATGGATGAAATAACTTTAACAAAATTAAATGATATTGTATGAAAAAATTAATTTTTTTATTTGTGATTATAACTTTATGTTTTGGTTGTAATGCAAAAAATTATAATAATAGAACTATTTCAATTATTGATTCAACAGAAATATATAAACAACAAATTGATTCAATTAAAAATATTAATAATATATTGAAAGATAGTTTTATTGTTCATAAAATGATAATAAAAAATTTAACAGATAGTTTGGATTATTTAAATAAAGTTAATTATGATGAATATAATAATTATTTTGCTTTGATTAAAATAAAAAGATATGTTGATATTTGTTATTCAAATAGTAAAAACAATGTTTTTCTTAAAGGTTGGGTTAATCGAGCATTAAAGAAAGTAAATTTTTATGTCATTAAATAATCAAATACTATCAACTAATTATTAATAAAAAAATAGGATATATAAATAGTATAATTAAAAATAATCATTATAAAATAAAATTTATGAAACATCAGGAAGTAAAAGGTCTTCAACAACAATTAATAATGTTGTTAAATGAATGTGTTGAAAAGAAAATATCTATTTTCCATTTAAATTGGGGACTTGATAAAAATTTAGTTAAAATAAATAAAGCTGTTGAAGAAATAAATAAAAGTATTTCAAAAGAATTAATTGAATTAGATCAAAAAGCTTTAGATCTTGGTAAAGAAGCTAATCAAAGATTAGAAGTTTCTGAACAAACAACAGACGATAATATATTATTTAATGCTGGTTTAATTCTATTATCTGAAGATGAACAAGCAAAAAGAATTGAATTAAGTAAGGAATTTGTTAAATCAATGGAAGAAGAAAATGATTTAAAATTATATATTCTTGATCCATCAAAATTAGAAAACTTAAATCTCGAATATCCGTATTTTTTAATTTTAAAGAAATTTCTTCCTGAAGAAGTAGAATAAATCATTAAAAATATTTAAATATCATTCTATTTAATACAATATAATAGGATATATTTAAAGCAATTCAAATATCAAATTAAAAAAAAAAACAATTTTATTAAACAATTTATTAAACATTTAAAAAAAATTTTATGGAAACTCCTAATGATGCTCTAAAAAACGCTTTTTTACAAAGTACTTTCGAAATTTATGGTGAAAACATTGCAGTAAAAGCTGAAGATGTTCAACAGAATGGTGGTATTGATTTTTCAAAACATTATTTTGAAGCAAAAGTTGGTTCAACTTATTTGATTAAGTTTTTACCAAATATCGGAGGTGACCCTATTGTACATCGTTCACTTTACAAAAATCTTCCTGACCCTGAACGTAAAGGTAAAACTTTTCACTATGTTAGTTCAGGAAATGCAAAAACTTGTAAAGCACTTGATTTATTTTTCGAACTTTTTGCTTTGAAAAAAGATGGTGATGCAATTGCCGATAAGAAAATTGAAAAATATATGGGTAGAACAAATCAAGGTTGTGCTAAAATACAGATTTTACAATCTCCTGTAAAGGAAGAAATTGGAATGATTCGTATGATTACATTTGCAACTTATGGGCCAAATGCTACTGTATCTAATCTGCTTAAGAAAAAAGTTAGTCCAACAAAAGAACAAGTAGCACAAGATTTTGAGAAAGAAGATATTTTCAATATTTTTGGTTCTTCAGTAATGTCTCTTGTTTGTGAAGAAGCAATATATGATGGTGTTAAGGGTCGTGATTTTACGAAATCTGATTGGGCTCCAAAACCAAAAGGTGCAATTGCAATTTTACCAACAGGTGAATCAAGAGCTTTTGTTGCAACTGATTTAGTTAATGGAGTAATTATTCCTGAAGCTCAGCCTTTTTTCAATGCATTTGTTGATGCTGTTATGAATGAAGATTATGATATTCGCAAATATTTCGCTTATAAGGAAATTGACGATAAACTTAATGATAAGGACACTAATGATTACTTGATTAGTACTCAAGCAAAAGTTGATGAAATTATTCCAATTATTCGTACAAAAACTTTAGCTGAAATTGCAGCTTATGGTAAAGCAGATTCAACTTCAAAGGATAAGAAAACTGATGCAGCAAAAAATATTCTTGCTGATTCAATTCCTGAAGAACTTGCTGGTTCTGTAATGAGTGCTGTTGATAATACAACAAAAATAGAAACAAAAACTGAAGAGAAATCTGAAGTTGATGATGTTTTAAACTCATAATATCTGATTTAGCTTAGTATCATCGAAAGCTTGAGGGGTTAAGTCAAGATTTAAAAATCTTTACTTAACCCCTTTTTTCATCAAATAATAAATCATAATATGAAATTCAAAGTACTTGTAGGTAAAAATTTCAAAAATTTTATTGTTATTTCTGATTTGAAAAATTCCAAAGATTTTGAAATTTATGAAGTAATTAAAAAGGTTTTAACTCGTTCAGAATATTTTCCATTTATGCAAGGTTTTAATAAAACTATATCATATACATATCTTTTTAATGATTTTGTTTTCCCTATTCAATTTTGGCCTGATGTTAAAAAACAAATTGATAAATTTGATTCTGAAATATCTGTTTTAGAAAATGAAGAATTAATGTATCAGAATGATATTAATAGAGAAGATTTTGATAATTGGTTAACATCTTGTAAATTTCCAGAAGAAATTACTGTTGATTCTGAAAATTATTTATATCAAAGAGATTCAGTTTTTTTAGCTATTCAAAATAAAATAGGTAGAATTGAAGTTGCAACATCAGGTGGAAAAACATTCATAACTTATCTTTATTGTAGATACTTATTTGAACATTTTATACACGAAACAAAAAAATTTTTAATTGTTGTACCTTCAAAAGTTTTAGCTAATCAATTAAAATCTGATTTTTTTGGTTATGATAAATATTTTGAAAGACATTTATGTGTTGAAACAATTTTTGCTGGTTCTAAAAAAATTGTTGATGCAGATATAATTTGCGGCACATTTCAATCTCTTGGAAATTATGAACAAGAATATTTTGATGATTTTGGTATTTTAATTTGTGATGAAACACATAGAGCTAAAGCATATACTATCAGAAATGAAATTTTTGCTAAACTTTTAAATTGTGAATATTATTTCGCTATGACTGGTACAATGCCAAAATATAATACATTGGATTATTTACATATTGTGTCAATGTTTGGAAATGAATTAGTTAAACGTACTGCTTTTGAAAATATTCGTGACGGAGTATCAACACCTATAAAAATAAATGCAATACAAATAAAATATCTTACAGAAAATGATTATTCTGAAAATCTAATAGATAATGGAGTTGTTGGAATAGAAAAATTTCGTGCTGAAAAAGAATTTTTTCATTTATATGATAAAAGAACAAAATTAATATCTAAATTATTAAATAATTTTTCAGGAAATAGTTTGATTTTAGTTGATACTGTTGAATATTGTGGAATACTTTTTGATTTTCTTTCAAAAGAATGTGTTGGTTGGGAATTTTACATAATTACTGGTGATGTGAAAAATCGCGAAGAAATTATTGAAAATATGAGACAAACAAAAGATCATTATTGTATAATTGCAACCTATGGAACAATGTCTACTGGTGTAAGTATAAAAAATATTGAATATTTATATTTTCCTGATGGTGGAAAATCAGAAATTAGAATACGTCAATCATTAGGTCGTGGTATGAGATTATTTCCAAACAAAGAATTTTGTACTGTATTTGATTTTCAAGATCAAATTCCAAGATGTGCATTTAGAAGTCATTCACGAGAAAGAATGCGTATTTATAATGAACAAGGATTTCCTGTTAAAATAACAAAAGTTGAAATATAAATATTGATATTAATATCAATACTTGAATAATATATATGTTTTAACATATAATAATATAAAATAATCAAATTATGGCCGAAGAAAATACACAATCATTAGAAATTTCAAATTTATTACAAGGTGAAATAACAAATATTTATGCAAAATTATCGATAGAAGATAATTTTGATTTTGATACAAAAGAAGAAATAAAACTTGTTGAAAAATGTATTGAAGAATGTTATGATAATAAATTTAAGCAAATTAGTACCGATGTATTACAAGAAAATGATGAATTAATAAACAATACATTTGTTGTTTTATTGAAAAGTTGTGTTGGAAAAAATTTCAAAAAAGTTGGTCAAATATTTTTAGTTTATTGTGATTATTTTGATTTAGAATATAATAAAACTTTTGAAAAATTACATGAAAAATTACAAAACTTAATAAAAAATTCATGTAAACATTTAATTGGAAAACAATGTTATGCCAAATATGTTAGGAAAACAAATAATAATCATAAACCTATTTTCACTTTATTTGATTTAGTTGAAAATAAAAAATCATAATTTATGCCAATTTCTGAAAATATTAAATATGATTTTAATCAAACATTAACAGGTTTAATAGCCTTTGTTAGTAATATTGAATTAAAATTACATGAAATTATTCCTGATCTTCCTGTGTATGTTTTACAAACAGGTGATACAAGTTATTTTTTAGATTCCAAATTTGAAGATCCAAAAAATCCAAATCAAGAAATAATCCAAAAAATCCCAAGATTTGTAATTAATTTTGATGATCCTCAACCAATGAATGATCAAAATACGAATCAATATAATAAAATAACATTTTTAAAAGAAGATAAAACATATATTACAACAGGAAGACGTATTGCAATTCAATTAACAGCAAATACTGATTTTGTTTCATCTAATTTTATTAAAGCATTAGAAAATTTCGAAATAATTTCAACAATAACAGCAAGACAAAATGCTTTCACATATGAGTTTATGGGAAATACTATTGAAGGTGCTTATAATATATCGGCAAATTCAACTGAAAAACCACCAATGGAAATATCATCTGGAACAAGAAATTTCATTGTTAAAACGTCTTTTGAAGTTCAATTACATTTATTAATTCCAAGAATAGAAACAATAAAATTATTATCTGAAACAGGATTTAATAGTATTGGTTTTGATATTATTTCAAAAGGATTAATAAAACAATTAGATGATAATATTCAATTAAATATTGATAATAATTAAATAAAAAATATGTACACAATTTTTAATTTTTTAGAGAATTTTACAAATCCAGTAAAATCAACAAAATTTAAGCGATTCATATATAATATTTTATGTCCAATATTTTTCTTGTTGGAATATTTATGTTATATTTATTTTTGGAAAAATATTGTTATTAAAGAAATGTTAAGTTCAGATGAAATAGTTGATTTTTTAGATAAAAATGAATTTGGTTATACAGGTAATTATGTTTTAAAATCTGATTTATTATCAAATAATGAATTTTATGAAAGATTAAGTTTAGATGAATCAAAAGAAATAATTAAAAAAGATTTTGTTGAAGCTATAAGCAATTTAATAACGAATAATATATCCATAAATATTGAAGATTTTATTAGTTTATTAGTTATTACTGAAATAAAAATTATTAAAAAAGATGCTGATACATATAGGGAAAAAATATATACTGTTAAATTACAATTTTCAAGATATTATTATCTTCAACAAATAATAAGAAAATTCTATATTTGGTTAATTTCAGTTATTTTATTAACAACAGGTTTATGGTTATCATATATTTATGTTTTAAATCATTTAATAATTATGAAATAATTAGGATATAATTAATCATAAGTTTAAACAATTTAATAATTTTAATAATTAAAACAAATTATGAATCAAAAAAAATTATCAGAACAACAAGAGCAAATACAGCTCGAACAAAGTTATAAACAACAACAAAATTTTTTTTATGAAACTATTTCTGAAAAGTTAACATTCTTCAAAGATCGTGAAGAAAAATATGCTGTTGAATTAGAATTAATTGAATCAGGAAAAGATTTAACATTAGAACAATTTGAATTAATTGGATGTTTATCATATTTGGTTGGTATTGATTATACAAATCAACAATTTCTTAAAGAAAATATTTGTAATAATGTGCAAAAAAGATTTTTAAAATATGCTTTTTCTGAAGATTTATTATTTCATTATGTAAAAGCATTGAATAATATATCAGAAGCAACATGTTTAAAAGCTAAAGATGAATTAAAAAATAAATTTGATTCAGTTATATTAATAAAAACAGAAGAAAAATTATTATTTAATAATATCAGATTAAGTATAAAATCAATTATAAATAATTCTATTATACCAATAAATATGGTTGTTGGAAGTAATGAAATTCTTGTTAAAACAGAATATACTTATCAGGATATTATTAAAATTAATTCATTGATTAATCGTCAATGTAAATTTAATGGTAGTAAAGCAATAGTTTCAATGATGAAATTATATTCTGATTCTTTATGGCAAAAACTTTTAACAAAAGCTTCAAAACTTTTTGATAATCAAAAATTTGCTGTTGTTTATTTGGATGGTATTTTATCTGTACTTGAAGTAAATAAAAAATTCGGAAATAATTTATTAACTATTCTTCAAAATGATAAAGAAATTGCATATGATTGGGAAAGTATTGAAAAAGAATTCAATCTTGGTTTAGCTTCTATTCCTGAAGTGATTGAAGAAATTATTACAGAAGTTGTTGAAGAAGAAAAATATTCTCGTTTACCAACAGAAGTTATTTCAAAACTTCAAGAAAATTTACCATTTGATTTTATTTTAAATGTAATTGGTGATTTATGTGGACATTTTCCAAAAACAACTGATGATTTACTTTTAGGTATTGATAAGATTTTTGAACAAACAGATTATTATCAAAATGTTTATCATTATTTGAAAGCTAATTTGAAAAAAGTTTCAACTGAAACAGACAGAAATAATTTAAATGTTGATGAAATTTTATCTAAATTAATTAACATTGTTGAAACATCAGGATTAGAATATAAAGTTTTAATGGAAAAATCTTGTCAAGATATTCCTGAAGATATTAAACAAAAAATTGTTACTCTTGTAAATAATTGTATTAATAATTTATTACTTGTTAATGACGAACAAAAACAATATCTTATTTCTCAAATTATTGAAAATAATATTACAACATATCAACATTTACAACAAATACTTACATTAATTGAAACTTGTGATATTAATGGTAATGGATTAATATCTTATGTTGATTTGAATAATTATTTGATAACAAATACAAATATTATTGATATTTTTGATATGTTTGAAAAAATTGAACCAATACAAACAAAATTAAGTTTTGTTGCTGGATTTACTGATTTTTTCAAAGCATTAACAACAGAACCAGTTAAAGTTTCTGAAACAACTGAAACAACAACTGAAGCAAAATAAATTCAATTAAAAAAGTCTCCGTAAATATAAATAACTATTAATAGTGTTATTATTTATGGGGACTTTTTCATAAAAAATTTGAAATGAAAAATATAATAAAAAAATTTAAAACAGTAATTAGATTCATTGTAACATTATTTGCTTCAAGAGAATTTGCATTTATATATTGTGTTCTTGGTGTATTTGCTCAGATTGCTCACACATATTTTTTAACAAATTCAATATCAAGTTTTACTGGAGGATTTAAAATATTTCAATCAGTTTTATTATCAGCTTTTATAAGTAGTTCTCTTTTATATTTTGTTGCTATTGTCGATAATTCAGATACTAAAGAAAATAAACGAAATAAATTAGCTACCAATATTTTTATGCTCATTGAGATATTGATAAATATATATTATTATAGCAGACATTTACTTATAGATGCTCCAGAAATTAAGTTTTTTGATTTTATTTTTGCTCTTCTCATATCTGGATTAATACCTGTAACAATAAAATTATATGGTTCACATATTCGTGCTCATGAATGGCAAATTGATAATATTGAAAAACCTGAACAATTATATATTGATGAAAATGAATATAATGAAATAATATCTGAACAAATTGATAAAAAGTTTGAAGAATTTAAAGCAAGTCAATTACCAATTGAAGAAGGATTAAGTTTTGAAGAAAAATTTAAAATATCTATGCAAGAATATTCTGAAAAATTACGTGAAGAAATTATGAATAATTTTGATTCTGATGTTAGTAAAATTTTTGAAAAAAGTCAAACTTTATTCTTAACACAATTCGAAAATAAATGTCAATTATTATTGAAAGAACAAATTAAACAAATTCCGGAAATTTTAGTTCAACCTTAGAAATAAATAAAATTCAACCAATATTTTAACAAATAATAGGATATATTTTATAAATAAATAATACATTCTTTAATGGAACAGAAAAAAATTACTTTACTTGAAAAATATTTTCCTAAAACATGGGATGATTTGATATTACCTAAAAGAATTAAAAAAATTCTTTCAGAAAATCGTGAAAAATCAGGATATAGATTATTATTACATTCCAGTCCAGGAACAGGTAAAACTACTACATCAAGATTGATTTGTCAAGGAACAGAAAATGAAATAATGTATTTATCAGGTTCAAATGATTTTAATATTGAATTATTTCGTTCAAAAGTAATGTCTTTTGCATCAGCAATGTCTGTTTTGAAAAAACAAAAAACAATTATTATTGATGAATCAGAAAACATTCGAGATAATCTTCAGGATGCATTTAAAATAATACTTGATAAATGTGTTGGAGTAAATTTTATATTTATAACGAATGAAGTTGAAAAAATAAATGATGCTATTCGTTCACGTTGTACAAATATTGAATATGATTTTGGAAATGATGATTTAATTGAACAAAAACAAAATTTTATTGCATTTGCTATTAAAATTTGTAAGGATGAAAATATCTTATATGATAATAAAGGTTTAAAAGCTTTGTTTAATTTAAATTTTCCTGATTTCAGACATCTATTGATTAATTTACAACAAATTCAGGATGCAAACGAAAACGTTACATTTGAAAATGTTAGTAAATTTTCAGAATCAGGAAAGCAAATAATTGAATTATATGAAATTGTTGAAAATCCAGCAATTAATGGTAAGGATTTATATTCTGAATTAACTAAATTTAAAGGTAAAGAAAAAGAATGTTTTTTAAGTTTAGGTGAACCATTTTTTACATATTTGAATAAGAAAAATTTATTTGATAAAACATTATCAGTTGCTATTATTGTTAGTAAATATTCTGATTCATATGTAATATCAATAAATAAATTCGTTACTCTTATGGCTTGTATTATTGAATTAAAATCTTTATTTAAATAAAATATGGAAAAATTTGAATATAAATATGAAGACGTTAAAATATGTGATATGATAACTGAATTTCAATTATCACTTGAAGATTTAAATAGGATTGGAAATTATAATTTTAAATTATTTGAATATCCTAAACAAGAACTTTTAAAATTAAATTACAATACTCTTAGGAAAATTTCATTATTGTTCATAAAAGAAAAATAAATTTAAATCAAATATTATGGAATCAATTACATGTACAAGTTGTTCTGGAGATATTAATTCAGATAAAAAATGTTTATCCTGTAATGGTACAGGTTCAGTAATAATAAAGAAATTTATTTATATAGTTCCTTCTGATTTTAATGAAAATATTTTAAAAATTTATGATGATAGAATTGATAGAACTTTAATTGAATTGCATAATTTATCAAAAATTGATATTAAATTAAAACAAGAGACAAATAATTATAATAAAGGATAAATATGATTTATGTTATGCTATCTAAAAGTAATTCTGAATTACAACGAAATATAATATTATTTATTAAAAATTTAATTAAAAATAATAATTTCGAGTATAATCTTATTTTTAATAATAAACATATTTTTGAATCAGATTTAAAACATATTGATTCATTAAAAGATATTGTTTTATGGCATCCAAATATTGCATCAGATAATCTTGATTTAGTTAAAAATTTTTCAAATTCAATAGTAATTCTTGATAAACCTTCATTATACATACAAAAAATTTCCGAGTTCAACCCAGTAAATGAAAATCTTGCAATAAATAACGGATTTTTCATAATATATATTAATCCAAGTACAACAGATATTACAAATGATGAATGGAAACTTGTTGTACAAGAAGATATGTATTTAATGACATCAAAAAGTTTAATTGAATTAATTAATACTGATGAAACAAATATTTGTAAGGAAAAGATTATTGTTGAAGATATTTTCGAATCAATCACAGATATTATTAAAAATCAAATAAATTTAAGTTAACCTTATGAAAAAAATATTTACTTATGGATTAAGTGGTTCTGGAAAAGATACCATTGCTAATTATTTGAATAAAAACAATAATTTTATTAAATTACGTATTGCTGATACTATTAAACGTATTATATGTGAAGCAAAAAATCTTACTTTTGATGAACTTGAAATACAAAAACGTACAAATCCAGAATTAAGAGAATTACATCATAAGGTTAGTCAAATACTTGATGATATTGCTGGAATGAAACAATCATCATTAAATAGATTAGAACAATTAATTAATGGTACTGCATTTGATTATGAAATAAATAAATTTCATGATAGATGTAATAAAATAATTTTTGATGTTCGTTCTAAAGAAGAAATGATAATGTTATTAAATGCTGGTTGGGTTGGTATTTTTTTATCAAGAACATCTAATGAATATAAACATTCAGGACATTTTACTGAAAATGATGCTTTTAAAAATGGTTTTATTAATGAACTTGTTAAAACTTATGGAGAACAAATTTATGTTATTTATAATGATGATGATTCACAAACAACTATTAAATTAAATGATATAATAACAAAAAATTCACAAATTACTGATGGTTCTGAAAAAGAATTATTGAGAATAATTGATATTATTTTAGATGAATTATCTTGTTGTACTGGTATTAAAGAAACTGAAGAATCAATAAATGAAATAGTACATACTTCTGAATATTATGATACAGAAAGAAATGGAGCTTTCAGATTTTAAAATAAAAACAAATAATATATTATGAAAAAACGAATTTTAACAATAGATGGTAATTATTTCGCTATGCGCGCATTGGGCACTTTAAATATTGGCGAAAAATCAAATAATCTTGAATCAATATTTGAAAAAGAATCATTTACAAATCAATTAAATTCAGCATTAATAAATTTATATTTAGCTTTTGAACCATTTGTTGACAATATTGTTTTTTGTACAGATAATTATTCTTGGAGAAAAGATATTGAACCACATAAACCTTATTGGATTACAGATGATAGGCCAATAAAATATAAGGAAAATCGTAAAGAAAAGAAAGAATCTTCTTCAATTAATTATGATAATTTTTATGAACTTTACAGAGAATTTATTGGAACAATTAAAACAAAAATGATTGTTTTTGATATTAAAGGTCTTGAAGGTGATGATTTACTAATGTTGATTGCAAATAAATTAACAGATAATAAAGATATTGAAATAATTACTTTCTGTACTGATGGTGATTTGATGCAGATAGTTAAAAATAATTCATTATTGATGAGAAATATTCGTTCAACAGATGCTCCATTTGGAGAATTTGTCATTAATTATTCCAAATATTGTGAAATTTTTGAACAAGATGCAAAATCACAATTATTAGGTAATGGTTTATCATCAATTGATTCACAATTTTATCGTAGTTTATTTTCAATGTCATTATTTGGAAATCAAAAAGTTGAAAGATCATTACATAAAGGAATTAATATAGCCACACCATTTAAAGTAGCATTATTGAAATCAATTTGTGGGGATAAAAAAGATAATTTATTTTCTGTTCTTGGATGGAAATCAACAACAGGTAATCTTGAATATAAAATTACTGAAAAACATATTATAAAAGCTTTAGATCGTCATCGTTATAAATTAACTGAACAAGTTTGTCAACAAATATTAATTGATAAAGAATTATTGACAAATTTAATAATTACTTTAAAAGATATTTGTAAACAACCAGATGTTCCTTTAAAACAAATTGGTATACATTTGAAACATAATCTTCAAATGAATGTTTTAAATAGATCAAATATACCTGTGAAATATGTTGATGAATTTGATATTATGTGGAATTCTTTTAAAGATGAAATTTTTAATAAAAATTTCAACATATCACAATTTAAAGGAATGGATGTGAATAAAAAAGATTCAGCAACAAATATTTTACAACAATCAATTCCAGATTTAACAAGTATTTTATTAGGATAAAACAATTAAATTACATAAATATATAAATAAGAAATATGGAAAAAGAAAATATTGTTATTGATAATAATCCAAATATTAAAAAACTTAATGATTTACTTGAAGTTTATAAAATACAACATGTTGTTGATTTTATTGATTTAAAAAAATATTTTGATATTGAAATATTGGATGCTGATAAAACACCAAAAATAACTTGTACTAAAAAAACATGTATTATTTTTGATAATGTTGATTTTAATGAAACATATCTATTGGATATTTTTAATGAAATTATTTTAGACATAAATACTGAATTTGTTTTAAGGAAATTAGAAGATGAAATTGATTTTATTTATATTGATGATTTTTTAATTAGAACTCAATTGTTTACAAATCAAATAGAATCTTACGAAAAAGAAATAAATATATCTGAAGTTGTTAAGAAGAAATTTGAAAAAGAAAGATTAATTCCAGGGTTTATGGTTATTAATCCTAAAACAAATGAAATTTCATTTTTTAAAGAATTTGTATTAAATATATTTGATAAAATTTCAATATTGAATATATTGAAATTAACAAATTTTATATCTGAATAAAATGGCAGAAAATTATCAGGAATTTAATAACTTTCAAACAGCTTTTTATACTGATTTAGTTGGTTTTGATAATTATTCTAATTTTGATTTTAAAAGGCATGGATATGTTTTGATAAACAATTTAGCAAAGGGTTATCCAAATCTTGCTAATTTAATAATAAATTTAAAAGGTATTAATTGGGATGGTGCAACAAGTCCTGAATTATTAAAAGCTCTTCAAAGAAGATTCATAAATAATTTCAATGTATCAAGAGTTCCACAATTTATATATTTTAAAACCGAAAAAATTGAAAAAGATAAAACAAAAGTAAAAATAACAAAAGAAGGATTATTATTTGATTATGATATACAACAACAAATTTGTGGTATATTATTATATGATTCTAAAACTTATGATTATTTGAAATTTTCTGATAAAATTCAATTTTTAGGTAAACAATTAAATGGTGAATGGATTCAAAAAGAAAAAGTTAAAACTGAAAGAAAAAAGAAAAAAATTAAATAGAATATTTTTTGGAGAAATAATTTTTTAATTATTTCTCCAAAAATTCGTTTAGTATATAAATTAAAACAATTTAAAACTTAGTATTATGACAGCAGAACTTAGAAAAACTTTAGCAATTATATCTGGTATTATTTTAGTATTTTTAATTGGTTATACAATAGTTATAACAACTTTTTATATTAATCAGAAAAAAGAAAAAGATAGAATTGAAACAAATTTCAATAATTCACAATTTAGTTTAGATTCAACAAGAAATAAAAATGGTGAATTACAATTTTCAGTAAAAGCATTATCATTAAAAAACACAGAATTTATTGATTTTAATGCAGGTTTAGTAAAAGAAATTTCAGATATGGGTATTAAAATTAAAAATCTTGAAGCTGTTACTAAAACAAATATTGAATATATTTATGATATTGATACAATTGGAATTGAAAGAAAATCACCAAATATTTTTGTTGGAAGATATAAAGATGCTTGGTTAACATTAAGTGAAAAAATTACTTTATTGAAACAAGGAACAGATGTTAAAGTTGATTCATTAAAATTAAGTTTAAAAGATGATTTACTTATGCCATATGAAGTACAATATTCTGGATGGTGGTTTTGGCGGAAAGCAAAAAATATTAAAGTTTGGGTTAAATCTGAAAATCCTCACTTCAAAATAAATAAGATGGAAAGTTATAAACTTATTAAATAATGGCATCACAAACAGCACAACAAATTAATTCAACAACATCTAAGCTTAATAAAATTATTAAAGCAAAAGAAGTATTTGACCCTCGTATCATTGATGATTCAGGTTCAGGTAAATCATTATGGACAACTGAATCAGTTGAGTTTGCTGTTAAAGGTTTAAAAGATGGATATAAACTGAAAGAAAATCCATTTTTAAAATCAGTTAAAGGTGCATTTTTACGTAAATCACAATTACCATTTAAATATAGTCAAGATGAAATTGCATGTATGGAAATATGTGCTGGAGATAAAGAATTTTTTGGTGATAATTTTACTAAATTAAAGGATGGAGAAAAAGGTTGGACTAATATTGAATTAAGACCATATCAAAGAAATTTACTTAAAAGATATGATGAACACAGATGGAACATTATTATGTTTCCTCGTCAATCTGGAAAAACAACAACAACAGTTATTGAAATAGTGCATTTTTGTTGTTTTAATATTGATAAAGATGTTGTTGTTATTGCTCAGTCTGATCGTGTTGTTAATGAAATTTTATCTAAAATAAAAGAATGTTTCGCTGGTCTTCCATTCTTTATGAGCCCTGGATTTGTTTCTTTTAATAAAAAAGGATTTGTTTGCGATAATGGTTGTCGTTTAAGTATTGGTATCGCAGCTGAGTCGGTAGTTCAAGGTTTTGCTTTGGACCTCCTTTACATCGATGAATTTGCATACATCAAAAATTCAATGGTTAGAACTTTCTGGACAAATATTTATCCTGCTTTATTAAATAATCCAAATTCTCGTTGTATTATTACTTCAACACCTAATGGTCGTAATATGTTCTATGAACTTTGGGCAAATGCTGAAGCTAAATTAAATAAATTTATATCATATAGGATTTATTGGCATGAAGTTCCTGGACGTGATGAACAATTTAAAAACGATACTATTGCCAATATTGGAATAGAAGGATGGGACATGGGATTTGAATGTTCTTTTGACACACAATTAAAATCTATCTTTAATACTCCGACACAAAAAGGATTAAGACTAAATCAATTACAAAATGAAAAACTTTGGTCAAGAGATAATAATCCTATTGGAAACAAATTCAATATGGAATTTATTAGTCAAGATGTTGTTAAATATGATTTAAAAAATGATTATTTTTTACTTGGAATTGATTTATCTGAAGGATTAGAACAAGATGCAACAACAGCTAAATTAAAGAAAATTAATTGGGATATTGTCAAGAAAAAATTAACTTACACAAGTGTTGGTATATTTAAAGACAATACTATTTCAGTTGAAGATTTTGCACAATGGACAATGGATTTCACACAAAATTTTGATAATAATAAATTACGTGCAATTGTTGAAAATAATACTTATGGTGGTGAATATTTTAGTCAAGTTAAAGCTTTAAAATTAAATGATAGAAATTATGCATATTTTGATAATATTGTTTTTGCAAAATTTCGGAGAGAAGCAAAAGATGGTTTTGAATATGGTATAAGATGGAATGCACAAAATAAAAAACTTGGTGTAAAATCTTTTTCAAATTTAATTTCAGATGGAACAATGATTGAATCACATTATCAATCAATTGACGAATATTTGAATTTCGGAAAAAATAAAGCAGGTAATTACTGTGCACAATATGGACATGATGATCTTGTAATGTCTGATGTAAGTATTGGACATTATATAAAATCAAACAATATTTATGCTAATGCTTTTTTAAACGGAGCTAAAGAGGAATTAAGAATATTTCTTAATGATGAAGATGATGAAGTTCGATTAAGAAAAGAAGAAGAAATAAGAAGATTAGCTGCAATATATACTACTGAACAAGGGTTTAAACTGAGAAATTCATCTGAACATGTTAATTTGCATATAAATGATGACATTTATTTAATGATGATGTAAAAATATGATTGAATTAAAATTAAGTAATATTGTTGAAAATTATGATGAATTTATTTCAAGATTAAAAACAATTAGTTTAAAAAATAAATTTAAAAATTGGATTAAAAATGATGGTACAATATCATTACTTCCAGTAATTAGTTATTGTTTAAAAAATTTCATAAAAATAAGTTATGTTTTTGATTATGATAAAGAATATAAACTAAATTTATGCGAATCATTAAAATCAAAAACAAATCAAAAAATATTTTTTGATAAAATGTTTGAAGATAATATTTATTTGAAATATAATGATAAATCATTATTAAATATTGTTGATGATCCAAATTTAGGATATTCTCAAAATAAGATTGATGAAGCAAAATTAAAATTTATTTCAGAAGCATATAATAAAAATTTATATCATGTATCTAAAATTGAAAATTACGAAAATATTAAATTACTTGGGTTAAAAAATAAATTTAATTATTTATGTCTTGATTATATTGATGAAAGTTATTCTTTAAATGAAGAAGATGAAGAAATTTCAAATGTTGTTGTTTCAGTAAAAGTATCTGATGTTAAAAATAGATTTTATCCAGATCCAGAAAGTTTTGATAGAAGTTGTCAATATGCTGGATATGTTGGTTATATGATAGCTGAAAAAGTTAATTTGGATTTATTATTTTTATTTTATTATTTATATGATGGACTTTCATGGTGTTTTGTAATTGGTGAAATTTTACCTGAATTATTAGAAATTAAAACAAATATTATTTAATATGGAAACTTCAACAATCAAATGGCATTTTTTACCTGAATTACCTAAAAATACTGATGAAGTATTAATTGCAGTTCAATATGATGATATGCCTATTCAAGGATATTATTCAAAAGGTAAATGGAAAGGTAGTGTTAAAGTTACTGAACAAATGAATGATGGTTATGTTAATGATAATACATTTAGTGGAACTGAATTTATTTATGCTTGGGCTGAAATGCCGAAAATGCCAAAAGTTCCTGAAAATTTTAATCCATTAGAAAGATGAAAGCACAAATATCTTCTTTTGAAAAAACACAACAGGTTATAAAAATGTTGAATGATTTAATGGCTTTAAATGAAGCACATGGTCATGATGTTCATGAAAAATTAAGATTTCCTGAAAATTGGAATATTTATATTGAAAATTCAAATGCACCAATAACAGGTGCTCAATCAGCATGTTATGATAATGCTTTAAAATATTCTAAAAAATATAAATTTCCTTTATGTATTGGTGCATTTATATTGAAAAGTCAATTAATGGATGATATTGAATGGGTAAATAAAACTGATTTTAATAAATTCAATCAATATTATGCAATTTATCCACATGCTTGGAATCTTAATGAAAAAGGAGAAATATTTGATACAACTATTTATAATGATTTAGATGAATTTTTTTATATTGGAATTGAAGTTGATTATACAAAGTTTAAAACAGGTTTCGGTGATTTAGATTCGTATTTGAGAACTTTATTAAATACTAATAAGTAAACTTATGAAAATAACAGCATTTCACGGTACGAAAAATAAATTCAATAAATTTGAATTAGGAAGAATAATATCTAATCCAATTTATGGTGGAAATATTGATAATGGATTAGGTATATTTTTTACTGATAATTTAACAATGGCTAAATGGTTTGCACAAGCTGTTGAATATTCATGTGATGATAATAAATATATTGATACTGGAAATAAAGCATATTTAATTACAGCTGAATTAATATTAAATAAACCATTAGAATTTAAAAATGAAAATGGAAAATTTGATGATTCTTATCAACAATATTTTGAATTTATTGAAAAAATAGGTGGTGTTGGTATTTGTCATGAAAAATTATTATCAGCTGGTTATGATAGCATAATTATATATAATGCTGATACAAATTATTATGAAAATGGAACTTACGATGCTTATGTTATGTTGACAACTGAAAATATTAAAATTATTTCAAATATAGAATTAAATACTAACAAAAATCTTAATCAACAAGCAAATACAAATGGTGAATTATATACAACTGAAACTTATTCACCTGAATCAAAAATTGATTATAAACCAACAATAAATTCAGTACCTTTAAGTTATTAAAAATAATTTTAAATAACTATATACGTTAGTCTATATTATTAAATAAACAAGGATATATAATTTAAAAATAAAATTAAAAGTTATGAATAAATTATCATTTATATTTGATGGTAAGTTTTATACAAAGTCAGAAGTTAAAATTCCTGACGATAAATCTTCCGAATCTTATGTACAAGGTGTTATTAGTGGAATTAAAACCAGTAGTAATAAACCTTTAACAGCAATCTTGTTTCAACAAGATTTTTTGTATATTTATGGTTATGAAATTCCTCAAAAACCTGAATCAGTAATTGAAAATCTTTGGTGTACAAGTCCTGAAGGAATTGAACAGATAAATTGTACTCCAGCATTTATTGCAAGACATCTTAACAATAGCGAATCAGGAACAGAATATAATGAATTAGAAATTTTAGTATCTTATCCTGAAATGTATAAATTCATACCTATTATAAGTGAACAAAATGTTAAAGATTTATTGAATTTTTTTATATTTGATTTGAATATTAATTTTCATCCTGATGATAGATTTTCAGATTATTTGAATGAAGGTAATCTCATAATTGATTCAAAAGGAAACGATATTCATTTTAATGATACAGCTTGTGATTTCATGGAAGATTTGATTGCAGCTTCATTTGAAATTTGTGGTGATAAAGTTTATGATTTTGGATTTGAAATTCAACAAGCAAAACTTGGAGAACAAGGAATTATAATTGGAGGAGATGTTGAAACAGAAGAAGTAAAAAGTACTGTTGATTCAGATCAACTTCAAGCTTGGTTAAAACGTTATAATGAACTTCCAGAAGGTCCTGAAAAAGAAGTTGCTAAAGAATGGGTAATTAGTTTAGGTGGAAGTGTTGAAACTGAATTAGATAGATCAGGACTTGGTGAAGAAAATGAACCAGAAACAATTGCTCTTGCTAATTCAATAATAAATCAAGTTTCAAATACAGAAGATTTAAAAAATATTCAATATTTAAATAGTGAAATTGAAAGGTATCGTATTCAACATAGTCTTGATATTATGCAAATGCTTGATGTTAATAAAGCTATTTTAAATATTTTAGATGAAGTTGAAAAAAGAACAACAGAAAAACCACTTTATGATCCAAAAGGTAATGTTGTTCCAAAATTTGTTTATGATGAAGACAATGATGATAATTATCGTGAATTTAATAAAAAAATGATTACTGGTTTTCTTGGAAAACAAATTGATCCAAGTGGTTCAGCAGATTGGGGTGGAATACCTGTTTGGTCAGTTGCTGGTGATGAATTTACAGGAATTTTTGTTTGTATAGATGATAATGATGATATTGTTTTATTGAGACGAGATTTTGATGAAAATATTGAAGAAAATACTGATAATGAATTATCACGTTTTGATGAAGATGATACTATTTCAATTGAATATATGTTGAAATGTATGGCAGATAAATCAGAATATAATGGTTTCACATTATTTGCTGTTGATGATGACTATATTATTCATAAAGATGAATTTTCAAATGATTCAAAAGAATTGATGGGAAATCTTGATGTTGATAAAAGTGAAGTTAATAATGAAACAATACCAACAGAATTTCTTTTTGGTAAATTAAATAAAGATATTAAATTATTTGTTTCTCAAAATTCATGGTTTGAATATGATGAGCATACTGATGAAAGTATTAGTTTCATAACTCGTGAATATGGTGATGTTGGAGAAGAAAGTCCAGGACAAAAAGATATTGATAAAGCAAAACAAATGTGTTTACGTTTAAATGAAACATTTAAAAACATAAATGCTACTTGGGAAACAGTTGATGAATGGACATATATTATTGTTAAATTTATTGGTTCAAAAATTCCTATTACAAATGAAGAAGCTTGGGCAACTGCTACAGATGATATAAAATCAGATTTTGATGAAGATTATGTTGATACTACATTAATTCCTGAAGAATTTACTGATTTATTAATGAATTTTTATTTTGCTTGGGATTTATTAGATTCTAATTGGACAAACAATAGTGGTTTTGTAACTTTAGACGATTTATATCCATTTAGTGAAAGTTTTGATGATTTAGAATTTACTGTTAAAAATTGGATTAAAGAAATAACTGGAAAAACTGATGAAGATTTTAATATGTTTAGTTCTCGTTATAATAGTGTTTCAATTGTTGGTGATTTAGAAAACTTTAATAATGCTTATAATGAAATTATTGATTGGTTAGATAATAATGGTAGTAATGATAATCATGATTTAATTATTGATACTTATTATAGTAATTCTTATCCATTCACTAATGGAGGTACAAAAGATTTACAAGTTAAAATTAATGAATGGTGTGATGCTTCAATTAAAAGTTTGGAAAATAATCCTTTAGTTAATCCTGAAGTTATAAGTGAACCTGTTGTAAACAATGATAAATTAAAGGAACTTATTGGAATATTTGTTAAACAAAATTCATGGTTTGCTGATGAAAGTGATGATGAAACTCCATTTGAAATGAGTTTTACAAGTCGTGACTATGGTAATGTTGGAGATGAAAGACCAGGACAAAAAGACATTAATAAAGCAAAAGATCTTTGTAGACTATTGATGAATAATTTTCCTGGAGAAGTTAAATGTGAATGGTCAACAGTAGATGAATGGACGTATCTTGAAGTTTATTTAAAAGGTTCTGATAAAGTTAGTTGGGATTAAATTAAAAATATATGACAAATATTGGTGGATTTTTAAATTTAAATGAATCATTTGAAGAAACTTTTGGAAAAAAGTTTCTTCATGAAAGAAATTTTTCAGGAATAAATATTTATAGTAATATTGATCGTAAATATAATAATATTATTATAGCTCCTTGGGATAAAAAAGGTTCTGAACGAGGTATGAATGTTGGAGATTTAGAAAATATTGCTTTTGAATCTGAAAAATTAAATGATTGTAATTTACAATATGGTATTGATAATTGGAAATCAATTGTTTTAAAACTGAAAAAGAAAAACATTAATTCTTTAGAATTATATGTTGAAAATATTGTATTAAAATTAAAACCAATTAAATAATTAAATAAACAGCTCGGAATTAATTTTCGAGCTGTTTATTTTTATATTTTCCAGTCCATATTTTATGAATAAATAGGATATATTTCAAAGTAATTAGTATAAAGTAATTTTAAAATAATAAATCAATTATATAATGGAAAATGTTGTTCAGGATTTTGATGAAAAATATCAGGTAAAAACAGAAATTGAACATATTCTTGATAAGTCTGGAATGTGGATTGGTTCAACACAAAATAATGTTATTGAATATCCTTTATTTGTACCATCAAAAAATAAAATTTGTTTAATAAAAAATACTGGACATAATTCAGGTTTACTTAAATTAATTGATGAAGTACTATCTAATTCTGTTGATGAACATCGACGTAAAGAATCTTTATTTAAAATAACTGAAATATCTGTTCATGCAAATAATAACGGATTAGTAACAATTACTGATAACGGTGGTATACCTGTTGAAATACATAAAGCAACTGGTTTATTAATTCCTGAATTAATTTTTGGACATTTAAGAACTTCAAGTAATTATGATGATTCTAAAGAACGTGAAGGTGTTGGAACTAATGGTTTAGGGTCTAAATTAACAAATGTTTTTTCAAAAAAATTTACAGTTGAAACTTGTGATACTAAAAATTCTGTTTGTATTGAATGGAAAAATAATATGCAAGAATCTAATAAAGATTTATTACATTATCATACGGGATTTAATATCATAAGAGAAAATAAACATTATACGAAAATTCAATTTCAACTTGATTTAGAAAGATTTGATCTTGAAGAACTTGGATTTTCAACTATAAGAATTTTACAACGTCGTTGTATTGATGCAGCCGCAGCAAATCCAGGATTAACTGTTAACTTTTCAACAGATATTGCTGATGGAAAACTTGATTCAACATGGTTTTTTAATAACTTCAAAGAATATGTTTCTTTATTTTTAGATGAAAAACAATTACCAGGAATTATTGAACATAAAAATAAAAAAGATGATATTTTTATTGTTCCTGAAAATATTGGTTTTAATCATGGTTTTGTTAATGGTGGAATTTGTTCTCAAGGAACACATATTGATAAATTAGAAAAACAATTAACAACATCAATTTTGGAATATTGTGTTAAAAATGAAATGGAATTAATAACAACAAAAGATATATTACAACGTATATCAATTTTTGTTAATACTACTGTTATCAATCCAACATATGATTCACAAACTAAAGAAAGATTGACAAATAAGATTGACAAATATATATTGAATTTTTCAAAAGAATTTCTTGATGGATTAAAAGATTCAGCAATAATGCAATCATTAAAGGATTTTTATGAAATTAAGTACGCTGAAGTTAAAAAGAAAGAATTAAAACAATTAAATAAATTAATTTCTTTGACAAAAACAAAAAAATTAATTACTTGTGCTTCTAAAGATCATACTGTGAATGAATTATGGTTATTTGAAGGAAACTCAGCTTCTAACGGATTTAGAAAACATAGGAACTTATTTCAATCTGCTTATTTATTGCGAGGAAAAATTAAAAATACTTTCAATTTAAATCGTGGTCAGATTGTTGAAAATGTTGAACTTCGTGAAGTTATTGCAACTTGTGGTTTATTGTTTGGTGAACCTGCAAAAAATTTAAAGAATTTTAAATTTAATAAATTGGTGATTGCATCTGATATGGATTTTGATGGTCATCATATTTGTGGATTATTACTTGCATTTTTTGGTAAACATTTTGTTGAACTTATTAAAGCTGGAAAAATATATCGTGCTTTAAGTCCAATTATTATTGCTGATAAAAAAGGACAAGATAAAAAATACTATTATAGTATTGATGAGTTTGAAGCAAATTCCAAAGATTTGAAGGGATGGGATATCACTTATACTAAGGGCCTGGGTGGGCTCGATGACCAAGATTATAGACAAATGTTAAGAAATCAAAAATTGATATTATTTACAATCGAAGATATTTCAGATATTGAAGCAATAGGTGTTTGGTTTGATAAATCAACTGAACAAAGGAAACAATTAATATTGGAAGACTCAGGAGAAAACGCAGCTTAATTAAAATAATTTAAATAAATAATATGTCAGTAGCTTTAACTTATTGTAATTCATTAAAACCAACTGTTTATAAAATTGGTTATTTGGGAAAAGGATATTATGTTCCTTCTCAACCTTATTATGAAATTTGGAAACAAATGTTAAGACGTTGTTATGATTTTAAAAATCAAGAAATTAAACATCCATCATATATTGAATGTAGTGTTCATGAAAGTTGGTTAAATTATCAAAATTTTGCTGATTGGTGTAATAATAATGGTTATAATAAAATATTATTTATTGATAAAGATATTTTATTAAAAGGAAATAAAATATATGGTCCAGATACATGTTGTTTTGTTAATAGACATTTAAATAATTTATTTACAAAATCAAATGTAGCTAGAAACGGTTTACCTATTGGTGTAATATTAAATGGTTCAAATTTTCAAGCAAGATGTGGTTTTGTAGATTCAAATGGTAAAAAATCAAGAAAATTATTAGGTACTTATATAACTAAAATTGAAGCTTTTAAAGTTTACAAAAAAGCAAAAGAAGAATACATTAAAGAAATGGCAGATAAATATAAATCAGAAATTTCTGAAAAAGTTTACAATGCTCTTTACTCATATGTTGTTGAAATAACAGATTAATTTAAATATTTATTATGGATGATTTAAAATATATCAAAACTAAAAAAGGTTTTATTATTATGTTTCCTGGAACATTTTCACATTCAAATTTTAAACACTTTGAACCAATTTCAGCTGGTTTTGTTTCGGTTGGAGTTAATTCTGATAAAGAAATTAGTTGTAGATGTTATGGTGAAAGCATTGGTCTGAAATTAAAACCATCAGAAGAAGATAAATTTTTAATTGAAATGCAATATTTTAATAACTTTAATTAATAAATAATAATAATAATAATATGAAACAAAAATTTATTGTTCCTAAAGAAGTTTCAAAAAATGTTCAAATAAAATTTGATAGAAATGGAGATTCATCATTAATTGGTTTTATTACTATTGATAATGAATTAAAACCTTGGATGTTTAAACTTCCAGGAGGAACTTGGTATATTTCTGAACAAAATTTCCTAACAGGAGAAATAATACTTTGGAATGGACTTAAAGATGTTCAGGATAAATATGAATATATTGTTGAAGAATGGAATAAATTTGGTAATAATAATATTCATCTTCAAACATATTTGAATCAAAAATTTGAAGAAGGTTTAGAATTAATTAGTTGTTTCGAATTTAAATTAATATTCAAACGTAAAATATAAACATATGTCAAAAGTAAGATTAAAAATCCATAATGATGGAAAAGAAAAACATGAATCTTTTGAAGCTCGTATTTATGATGAAAATAATAATTCAATCATTGAAGGATATGGTTATGATAAAGAAGAAGCTATTTTAAATTTACGACTTAAAATTGATGAAGAAATAGTAAAAGTTAATAAACTAAAAGATATTGATTTTGAAGATTTTGATTGGATTTCATGGGATGGAAAAATAATTGATAAATAGTTTAAATATGACGAAATATGTTATTGTTGATATTGATGGAACTATTGCGGATATTTCGCATCGTAAAAAATATGTTGAAAATGTTCTTAAAAAAGATTGGGTTAAATTCTTTGAAGGTGTTAAAGATGATAAACCTATTAAAAATATTATTGAGTTAGTTGATATATTATCACTTGAATATAATATAGTTTTTTGTACTGGACGTGGTGAAAAATTACGTTATTTAACTGAACAATTTATTCAAAGACAATTTGAATATATTAGTATTTCAAATTGTAAAATACTTATGCGTTCTGAAAATGATAGACGTAAAGATATTGAAGTTAAACCTGAACTTTTAAGAAAAGCCGGAATATCTAAAAATGAAGTTGCATTTATTTTGGAAGACAGGGACAGTGTGGTCAAAATGTGGAGAAAGTTAGGTTTTACATGTCTTCAAGTTTGTGATGGAAATTATTGAAATAAAATATTATGATATATAATGGATGTGAAGATAAAAGATCATCAGAACAACGTAAATATGAATGGGATAAGAAAAAACAACTTGCAAATCATAATAAAAGTTGTCAAAAAGGACATAAAAAACGTAAGGATAAAAAACATATAAAATAATGGCAAAATTATTTCAAACTAATTTACCGGAATGGGAAAAAATAACTGAAATTGATTTTACAGATGAATCAATTAAACAATATAATATTGATACAAGAGATTTTTGTTGTGCTACATCTAATAAAATATTTAATAATAAAAAAGCAGAATATCCATTTGAATATGAAGTTATTAAAAAATATCTTGATAGATTTTTTCATACTAATGAAGTAGTGAAAGAAATTATTAATAGATTTTATTTACAATCAGGAGGTGAAGGACATTGGAGACAATTCAATTTAGATACAACTGATGAAAAAGCTTTATATTGGAATGCAAAATATTTGAGAATTTATCGTACTGAAATTGGATTATGTATTTGTAATTCGCATAATAAAGCATTAAAAATTTCAACACTTATGTGTAATGTTAATCAAGAATATTTAAATTTTATTAAAGAACGATAAAATTATGGAAAAACATACTTTATTTTTAAACAGTGATTTAAAAAATAAATCTAATACTGGAGAAGTAATATTCCAAAGTAATATTAATATTATTACAGATACAAATATTTTAACTTCAAACATAGCTAAAATGATGGTTAGTAGTACTGCTTATATAAAAACCGGTATTATTTTTCCATTAGAATTACATTGGTTACCAAAACCAGATATAACTGCTTTTGAATTAGCTTGTTGTATTCCATATATTAATAATTATAATATTTTTCCTGAAGAAGTTTTTGATCAAGATGGAACAATTTCAAAATCATTAGATTTTTTAAAACATTTTAAAATAACTAATCATAATATTGAAAAATAATATGGAAGTATCTGGATATTGTTTTGTAAATAAAACTACAACTACTGGTCTATCTGCAATTGAGATTGAAAAATTTGAAGGACAAATTTGTAGAGTATTTGAATTTGGAGAAGATTGTGTTTTAGTTATTGATAGAGAAGGACAAGGAATTGCTTCTTTTGATATGTGTGATATTGGATCAAGTTTTAAATGTTCTGAAACTGGTGAAGTTATATGTTCTCCTGATTTAAACGAAATGGAAAAAATGTTATATTCAACTAAATGTATGTTGAGAAAAGGTGGTTATAATTATATTATTAAAAATATGGTTATACAAGCAAGTTTACATTATGGTAAATTTAATGATAATGTGCTTTGGCAAGTTGAAAATGAAGAAAGAGCACGAAAAGAATATGAACAAAAACAGAAAACAGAAAAATAAAAATAATCATTTTGTATAAATACTATATATTTGTACAAAAATAAATGATATGGATATGAAAAGAATGTTTGTTGATACTGAAACAACTGGAACTGATGCAAAATTAAATTGTATTCATCAATTATCTGGTTGTTTAGAAATTAATGGAGTAATTGTTGAAGAATTTGATTTTAAAATAAGACCATTTGAAGGTTGTATTATTAAAAAAGAAGCATTAGATGTTTCAGGAGTAACTGAAGAAGAAATAATGCAATATCCACCTGAAATGGAATCTTATTACGAATTTAAAAATATGCTTGCTCGTTATATTAATGAATTTGATAAAACACAACATTGGTTTATAATTGGATATAATGTTAAATTTGATGCTGAATTTATTAATGCAATGTTCTTAAGAAATGATGATCTTTATTTTTATTCATTATGCTGGGGAAATGTTATTGATGCTATGAGTTTAGCATCAGATATGCTTGCATCAATTAGACATACAATGTCTGATTTTAAACTCAATACTGTTGCACGTCAACTTGGAATTATTGTTGATGAAACAAAATTACATAATGCTCAATATGATATTGAAATAACTCGTGATGTTTATTATAAAGTTAAACATCCAGATATTTATGATATTGATATTACAGAATTAATTAATGATTCAAATAT